CTCTTCTAACTGCCAGTGTGTCTTAGGCTTGTATTTTTCCTTAAAAGTTTCCTTCTTAACCTCTGTTTTTTTATTACGCTTGTCTGAAGCTGCTTGCTCTGTAAGATAACCTGCAGTATTGGTCTGGTAAGAGTCGAGCATCGGACTGTATTTAAAGTCCTCTTCATCTTCATACCCACCACCAAATGGATCTGGCGGATACTCTGCACGCATATCGTCAATATGACCCGGGTCATCGTCATCACCATTAAGCTTTTTCTTAGCATGTTCTTCTTTATCTTTTTTAACAAGCCTATCTAAAACATCCTCGTAATCAGTTGATGGAATATAATCTTCTGGCTGCTCTTTAGTTAAGAAGTGATCAAGCTCAAGACCATCAAACTCATCTTCTTCCTCATCTCGAGCGCGGTCACGAGCTTCCTCTCTTTTATTTTCTTGTCTATTCCACTCATCCCAATCGCCTTTGTCTTCCGCTTCTCGTGCACGATCCCGGGCTCTCTCTCTTTTGTTTTCCCACTCATTCCATTCATCTTCAGCATCTTCCGGTGTAGTAAGACCACCGCCTTCTTCACCAGCCGCATAAGAACTAGGAGCACCACCTGGGCTATTTGCCAGTGATGGGCCTTCTTGCTCATCGTCATCGATCTGCTCGTAATCTTCATCCGGGGCCATAACAACAACTACACTATCACTAATCTTATCAACGTCTCTCTTTAACGCAGCTTCAATTTTATCTATACCGTGTGTTGCAACCGCTTTAGCGAGCGGCGTACCTGGATCAACAGAAAATTGAACTGTATCACCACTAATATCTAACCCATCCTCATTAGCATACTTCGAAACAATATTACCAACATCTTCAACCCGATCGGCATCTCTAATTTTAATCTCAATAAATGTAGTTGGATCTTCTTTTGACATTTGCAAACTGTCAGCTAATTCAGACTCTGCAGCATCCAGTTGACCAACAGTATCTTCTACTGCATCACCAACATCTTCACCTGCTTTAATGTCTTTAGCTAGTTCTAAAGCTGCTTTTTGTGCCGCATATTTTTCTTCTTTCCCTCTATTTGTGGTCGCTCTATTAATGTATCGAGCCAGCCCGTCTTCAATAGCAGCTGCAATATCATCTTTGTTTTGTTCAATTACATCTGCCTTGGCATCCAACAAAGCTAAAAGGTTATTTTTCTTAGCAGCAAATCCCGCACCTTGTTTTGCAGCTGCTAGCTCATCATCACTTATTAACTCTAAATCATATAGGGTTGTTCTAATAAAATTAATTGTATCAAGAGGTGCCGAACTAAACCCAGCAGATCTTAGATCTTTTGTAACACCACCAAAAGAAGGGTGGTATTTTTCATAAGGAGATCTTTTAGCTTCTGTGAGAAAAGTAGATCTGTTGATTAAATCATTAAAGCCACTAAAATTGTCGGTATAATCGAAGGAACTCATATAATATATTTATACCTATGAAGCTAAATTATAAGGATTTTAACAAATTGACAGAGAAAGAGCTGTGTAAACTGCCTGGTGTGGGTAGGACCACCGCTAAACGTGTTTTAGGGTTTAGGCCTTTTAGAAATAATGAAGATCTATTTAAAGTAAAAGGACTAGGTAAAAAGACGCTTAAAAATTTAGGAATCGAAAAACCAAAAAAGAAAAAGAAAAAGTGGTTTACTATTGATGGTGTTGATTACCCAGATTATAGCTTAGCTAAAGATACAAAGTTTGGTAATATTGATTTGTTTTGGAGGATCCCTGAAGAACGTAGACAGTCTGTAGCTGAACCTAGCCCGCATATACTAAGAATGCGAAAAATCTGTGAACGTATTAGAGAAGAAGGACCGGATGGTCCCTCGAGTCGGTATGTTGATAACTCATATATGTGGGAACCCGGCTTTAAGTTTGATTGGGAAGATTGAATAATAGCTATCATATACTAATATAATATATGTGCGCTATTTTTGGATCTTTTGATACTTCTATGTTTGAAGTATTGTACGAAGCAAACAAACAGAGGGGTAATTTTGCTAGTAGCATTGTAAGTCTATCAGATGACGATCAATTTATACGTAAAAAGAAAGGTGATATAAACTTCGATAAATATACACACGAGCCGGCTGCTAATTATTTCTTAGGACATGTCCAGGCTCCAACTTCTGCTAAAAGAACATGGGAGTATGATACTTCGCATCCTTTTGAATCTCTTTCGTGGTTAGTTTCACATAACGGGGTTCTAACTAATCATAAGAAAGTAAAGAGAGAATACTGTAATTTTATACAAAATAATGTTGATACGGCGGTAATTGCTAATACTCTAGAGCACTTTACACAAACAGAACACGGTAAAGGAACAGTAATAGTTAACCCTGTTCCTATTATCAAGAAAACATTACAACTATTATCTGGCACGTATGCTCTAAGCATTGTTTTTTGTGATACAAATGAAGTGTTCCTTGCAAGGTCGGGATCAATTCTTCATTGCAACACAAAAGGTGATTACTCGACGATGCCAGGTACAGGATTTAAAGAAATTCCAGAAGGGGTTATAGTTAAACTTAACAATAGAACACGGAGGTGGAATAAGGTAGGTAAATTTAAACATGATTCACCATTCTCGTTTATATAATGGATACAATGATATTCTCAGCAACAGCAGGTAAAGAAAAAGATACTTTATTATGGAAAACAACAGAAAAAGATACTGTTGTTTTTAAAGAAAATAATAAAAACTCCTTACAAAAGGTGTATAATAAAGCTATTGATTTTGCAATTCAAGAAGATGTACAAAAGTTGGTATTAGTGCATGATGATGTTATTTTAGAAAACTACTCTGATAGTAAATTAGATAGTCTATTTGAAAAGTTTGATGTTATAGGGTGCGCTGGAACTACAGAGGTTAAACTAAAGCCACCAGCGTTATGGCATCTTATGGGTGGTGGTTTTAGTTCCGGTAATTTATATGGTGCAGTTGCTCACGGTGATGAAAATAATAAACATATGACAGCCTTTGGAAAATACCCGAAGCGAGTCGTATTACTCGATGGAGTCTTTTTAGCAATTCACCGACGCGTGTTTGAAAAAGTTCGTTTTGATGAAGATTGCCCATCAAAGTGGCATTTTTATGATTTAGATTATTCTATGCAATGTCATAAAGAGGGATTTAAATTAGGTGTAGGGGACATTTTAATAACACATAACTCTCCTGGTCTTACTTCGTTCACAAAGGAGTTTAATGAAGGTCAGCAGTGGTTCTTAGATAAGTGGAAAACGAAATAACCTATAATATTATTGTATTGTGAGTAAACTGGACTTAGATTATTTTGAAAATGTCCTTATGTATAAGTCTCTTACTGATGGGACTTATCTTGCTTCTATTGCTGACTTTGTTCAACCAGATTACTTTAAAAACAAAGCAATTGCGAGTATTTTTGGTATTATTAAAGACTTTTCGGAAAACCGAAACAAGCTTCCTACTGTAACGGAAATTAAATCGTACTTAGTATCTGATGAACAAAAGAGTTCGTTTAAAGAACTAGTACAATCGTTTAATGATATTGATAAGAACCTAGATCGTGATGAATTGTATGATAATACGGAACAGTTCCTAAAAGAAAAGGCTGTTTATCATACAATGCTTGGCGTAGCAGAAGATGTATCAAGTGGTAAGGTAGATACGTCTGATGTTTTAGATAAATTTGAAAAGTCTTGTAATATAAGTCTTGTAACAGATTTAGGTTTAGATCTTTATACTAATATCGATACACTAATAGATGATATTAACTCTGTAGAACGGCATATTCCAAGTAAGTGGGAATGGTTAGATAATAATCTCGGTGGTGGTTTTTTGGAAGCTGGAAAATCACTGTATGTTTTCGCCGGTGAGACAAATATAGGTAAGTCTATCTTTTTAGGTAACATAGCACATAATATTGCTCATGAAGGTAAAAACGTTTTACTTGTTACGCTTGAGATGTCAGAGCTGTTATACGCAAGACGTATTTGTACTAACGTTACTAAGGTACCTATGAAAGAGTTGGCAGGTAATACCCCTGCTATTAAACAAGCAATTAGTGAAGAAAAAGGTAAGATTTTTATTAAAGAGTTTCCACCTTCTACTATTACCCCTAACCAGTTAAAAGGGTTTATTAAGAAGTTTCAAGAACAAGGTATTGAGCTAGATGCAATTGTACTCGACTATCTTAACCTTATGCACTCTACAATGGGTAATAACTCATATGAGCGAATTAAGCATGTCACTGAACAAGTACGTGCTATGAGTTATTTGTTTAATTGTCCTATTATTTCTGCAACGCAGTTAAATCGAGCGGGATTTGATACCGATAATCCTGATCTAGCTACTATTTCTGAATCTATTGGTCTTGCAGCAACTGCAGACGTAATATGCTCTATCTTTCAAAATGAAGAAGATAGAGAATTAGGAATTATTAGACTCGGTATGATGAAAAACCGGTATGGCCCGAGAGGAACATCACAAGCTATGCGTATTAACTACTCTACACTTACTATCGAAGAAGCAGATGATGTAGAATTTGAGGATGATAGTATGGAAACCCTTAACGCGTTAGCCGGACTTGCATCGTAAGGAACTCTTTGTAAATAGTAATAGTGAACATCCAAGTATGGACAGATACCGATTTACATGGCGCCGGTTCAGCGCTGCTATTAAAGTGGTTATATAAAGGTGCTGATACGTTTAGCATACAGGATGTCTCTGAATCCACATTAACGGGTAGATTTAAAGGCGCTTTGCATACTCTTGGGCATTACGATAGAGTATATATAGCTGATCTAGATTTAACATCTGAACAAGTACACCTTGTCGATAAAGAAAATGTTGTAGTTATTGATACACATAGAAACCACGCTGCTAATAAACACTTATATAAAAAAGCTAAAGTTATAATTGATTCAGATACATATTCTAGTGTGAGTTTAATATACGACAAGTTTAAATCTCATCTATCCGATTTAACGACTGAACAAATTGACTTAATAAAATGTATTGAATCATATGATTGGTATAATGCGGAAAATAAAGACTCTTTAAAATTAAATGCAATATATTATAATCTCAATTCTCCAAAAACGGAAAATTTTATTAATGCATTTGAAACTGGGTTAAGAGAATTTACTATTCAAGAAAAAAACGCTATTAAGCTATACTTTAAAAAATTTAAAGACCAGCTGACTAACGATACCTTTAAGGGTACCGTTAAAAACTACAATGTTATTGCTACTTTTGCAAACTATGCAATAAATGAACTTGCACACTACTTGATTAAAAAGTATAAAGCTGATATTAGCATTATAGTCAATACGCAGGCCAAGACAGTGTCATTTAGAAGATCGAAACTATGTGACGTTGATGTTAGTATACTAGCTCAAAAGCTATGTGATGGAGGAGGGCATGCCTCAGCAGCGGGTGGTAAGTTAACTAATAAATTTGCAACTTTAACCAAGGAATTTACCCCATGTTAATCGTTAACGCTCCAAAATCACCCTCTTCAACGTTAATTAAGGATGAGTCTGACCACTTGTTAATGTGCTTTTGTACGTTTTGTTCCTTATTAAAGGGAAAAAAACTATCGTTACAAAATGTTTTTATACTTGTATTACAAGAAGAACGTCTCCGTAATATTCTTAAAGACCTTTTAACCATTGAAACTAACTTTGATGTAGTTAAACTATTTATAGACTTTGAACCTTCGATTACTAAATCGAAATATATTACAAAGTTCCTAAATGCTAATTCAAACATTAAGTTATGATTAATGAAAAGGAAAAATCTATATATAACAGTTTTTTATACGCATCGAGAAAAGCAAAGAACAAACCAGTTCGGTTAAGGCAAAATTTTGACAATATAGCTAGTAAAGATGAAGTAGCTCTTAAAAAGCTTAATAACCTTTTATCAAAATACTCGCATATTAACTATAGTGATTTTTTTATAGCGCCATATGAAGTATATGGCCCGGATGAGTACTTTGATTTGTCGTTCTTTAATACGAGAAGAGCTATAAAGTGCTATTCGTTATATTGTAAAGATAAAGAAACACGAGACCCGGATAGTGAAGATACTATTAGCACATTAAAGGAATGTTTAAAGTTTATCTATAATTACTGTTCCGAAGAAAAAATAACACTCGAAAAGTATAAGACATATATACCAGATTCTGTTTTAGCTAGCACGACACCAGAAGTATTTTGGCATTTAAAGAATCATCGTATCAATTTTTATACACTACACGCTCTTTTTATCGATACAGGTGTAAAAAATATAGATACAGAAATATTCAATTGGTTTATACCCAACTTTACAGAACTATATTCTAAGACACGTGTCAAGTTTTTAAGTTCCAAAACTTTGAAAGATAAAGCTATAAAAGGGTTAAAAATAATAGAACAAAAGCTGTTGAAGTTTGGTTCTTAGTTACTATAATTATGGCATGAGTACTTTTAATACTTCAATGTTTCAATCAATTAAAGACGCGCTAGCAAGCTCTGATAGTAAGGGCTCTGCTACATTCAACGAGATTATGCAGACTAAGGTCGGTAATACGTTTACGGTTAGACTTTTGCCTTTTGCAAAAGATCCTAGTAAGACATTTTTTCACTATTATAATCACGGGTGGAATTCCTTTGCTACTGGACAGTATGTGCAGACGTTAAGTCCGCAGACGTTTGGTGAGCGTGATCCTATCGCTGAAGAGCGCTTTAAGGTTCTTCGTACTGGTAGTGAAGAAGATAAAGAAAAGATGAGTGCTGTTCGTCGTTTGGAGAAATGGCTCGTTAATGTGTATGTTATTGACGATCCTGTTAATCCAGATAATAACGGTAAAGTAAAAATTCTCCGATACGGTAAGCAGCTTCAAAAAATTATTACTGAAGCTATTGAAGGTGAAGATGCTGAAGAGTTTGGTCCACGTATTTTCGATCTTGGTTCTGAAGGTGTAAACTTTAAGATTAAGGTTGAGCAGCAAGGTGATTTTCCAACATACGTTTCTTCAAGATTCACCGCTGCTGGGAAAGTTGATCTTTCAGAAGATCAGCAAAAGGATATTTACGACGGTGTGTTTGATCTTACCGAGGTATTTACTCTTAAGTCTTATGATGATCTTAAGGAAATGTTTAACGAGCATTACTATTGTAAGACTGAAGATTCCGCTCCGGAGACTACAGCGCCAGTACCGGATGTAACACCGACTGAGCCAGAGCCGGTAGCTGTTGCTAATGACACGGTAGAAGAAGATATTGACGACCTGTTAAAAGATCTTTAATATGCAAGAGCCACCAATGACACCAGAACAGAAGGCTGCTGTTATGCAGTTTATGGGACAGACTTATGGTCATGCTCATAAACAAGATCAAATGATTATTGGTCAGAGTGGAAATTTATCACCAAATTCGAATCAACTAAAACAAGTTTTTGAACAGACAGCAAAAATGCCAACAGTACAACGGCAAGCACTAGCTCAGCAAGTACCTCAGCAAGTACCTCAGCAAGAGCAACCACCAGAAGCATTACCTGCGGAAGTTGCACCGGTAACACCCGAGCAAGCTCAAAGAGAATTAAATCAAGCTCTTACACAAGAAAGTAGCAATCAGATGGATTTGGATTTTTCAGAACCATCAAAAGTAGATAAAATGATTAGCTTACTAGAAAAGCAAAATTTGCTTCTTAAAGAAATTAGTCTAAAATTAGATAATGGAAAATCTTCTAAAGCTAGTAAACAAAAGTGAATTTTTAAAATTTTTAGATGCAATATCTAAAATTAATGATCAAGGCGTAATACTTGATGTTAAAGATGGGCAAGTATCTGCTCTTGTGTCGAGTATAGATAGTACTTTAATTCTTCATACAGGTTTATCCGGTATACAAGGATCAAATAGTACGTTAAATATACCCGATGTTAAAAAGCTAAAACATGTTCTCGATACTATCGAGGGTGAAAATGTAGATCTAATTGTCAATCAAAATAACATCGAGTATAAAGGAACGGATATTAAGTTTAAATACCATCTCTACGAAGAAGGTTTTATTACCCGCCCTAATATTAACTTGGATAAAATTAATAAGTTTACATACGATGTTGAATTTAAATTAGATAGAAATACCTT